TGTGCTTTTAGAAGATCTTGCAGAAGTTGTTCTTTCTTAGTCATTGCCTATCCTCCTTATTCAGCCGCCGCAGTATTAGGTGGAACAGAACCAGGTGCAGAACTCTCTTCTTGCGGTCCCGACTCTTCACTTTCGGCAATGATTCCGACGAAAGTCCAGTTTTCAGTAAGCAGATCTCTTGCCGCCATGTTACCACCACGGTCAGTCAATCTTGCCCTGTTTACCACCAAGACGACTTGATCGGTCTTACGATCAATAATCTCAATCTTGATATCATCTTTGTCAATAATTTCTTGAACCTTAGGTTGCACGTTAGCTAGACCATCAGGAGCGTTACCATCGGCACCAGCATCAACAAACCTCAGAATACCACAGTTAACAGTAACGTCATAACCAAGTGGCTCGTGACGTGCCGCAGAATAACGACCAAGTACGTTAACCGGAGCATGAGGAATTGCAACCCGGTAGCCAACGTTTGTAGCAAACGCAAGTGGCTTGTTGTCAATTTTTAGGACGGCGCGTGCGCCTGTCATAACTTTAGGTAATGCCATAATCTAGCTCCTTATGCTGCCTGCCTAATTGTATCCAATTGAATGGTCGGCAAGATGAAGTCGATACCCTGTGCCGGAGTAATGGTTACATCCACATAGGCAACGTTCCCTTCTATCGTAACCGATAGGTTCTTGAAACCCGTTCCGTCATTAGTATCATCACCGACAATCAAGCCAGCCGCACGGAATGTATTCAAAATTGAAATCACCGTATTCTTGATGGATGGAGCATCGGCAATGGCCGCACTGACACCCACAAAGATTGCTTCGAGTTGCTGACGGAGGTTATAAGCGACCGTATCAGCCACATATAGCACAGAAATTCTGTTATAAACAAAGTTGGCGTCACGTCCATAGGTCGTATTACCAACCACCACTCTGAAACCACCGCTGTCAGGTTGCTCAGCAAAGAGAACACCACTATCAATGGCATCGTCAACCTCAGCGACAGGATCAAAGTCTTCATGACGAATACCAGCCACGTTAATGTATTTAAAAGTCATTGGCTCACCAATCGGTGCACCAGCTTGCATACCGGCACCGATACAGGCCATACCCCAAGGTTGGACCCAATCAAGAGTACCATCCGTTTTGAGGATCTTAATGTCTTGAACCGCAAGAGCAACTCTTGCCGATGCCAAGTTAGTAGCTTCATCTTTAGAATCAGCCCAGGCATCCTTAACCGAACAATATGCATTGCGTTCTGAACGATGTCGCGTATCGCTCATCAAGATACAATGACTTTTAGCAGCCGCATTAACTGCAGAGATTTGATATGTAGAAGAAGGCTCAGTCAGTTCATCAAGGATGTCATCAGTGGCATCACGTGAAAAAAGAGGAACCAACGAATTAATTCGAACCTTCTGAAACTCATCAATACCAGCACTCACTTGAGCCGCAGTTGTTCCACCTTTAGCCGCACCAGCCAAGAAAACCGGTGAAGTCATAGCATCAGGAAGACCAACATAAAGTGTACGTGCTAAGCTAACCAATTCAGAACTATCAAAGAAATCTTGAATTTCATAAGAGTCTTTTTTAATCCGACCAACTAGTGCACCAGCGTGTGTTTCACAAATACCCTGTGCAGCCACACGATCGAGAACGGTTGGAGGAAGAGCACCAATCACGTTATTACCAGCTTCGCAACTGTAGCCAGTTTGCGCGTTGATATAGTCAGCGAGCTGTTGGATTGTTGCATAATCAGCCAATTTAATCGACAACGCCGCACCAGAACCACCAGCAACAGCCGTAGTCAGATTAACTGCGTTAACGGTCACGGTAGCCGTAGTACCATCATAACCGATTTTAAGAGCAACATTACCACCAAGCGCCAATGAATCTTCAGAAAATTCATCTGAAGTCCGATCTAACGCCACGGTAACTTTAGGCTCTGCGGCAGCCACCACACTAATCGGAGCCGCACTATTAGAAATAATACCCTGAAAGACTTCTAGGTCTTCTTCAGCCACGATATCTGTTGCAGTTACGGCAACTGGGGTACCGGAAAATTTAGTTGCGGAAATTGTATTGCCAGTAGCCGCTGTAACTAGATAATTACCAAGGTTAGCATCGCCAGCACCCTCAAGAATGGAGCCTGGAAGGATGGTCATAATGTCGCCAACCTGTGGCGTACCAGCAAATGAACTGGAAATAGTTACGGTAACATTAGCACCATCAACGGCCATAGCCAAAGTAGAACCGTCAATCACGCGAGTATTATTAATGACTTCGCGATCAGAACCACCATACATCAATTCTTCAAACGCCACTGCAGCGCCACCATCAGCCAATTCAACTGCAGCACCCATACCATCTGGAGTGGTCGCATCATAAGTCAAGGTAACTGGGGCAAATGCCTGGACGTCAGTAATAGCAGCAATTGCCACAGGACCAACACCAGTACCAGCAACTGTAGGATCGGCTAATTTAAGAGCAGTAATAGTAGTAGTGGTTGCAGCCGTCACGACATAACCACCAACGTTTTCACTGCCACCACCAGCGATAACTGAACCAGTAGGAATATAAAGAACATCGCCAACAGTTGGGGTAACATCCCAAGCACCAGTAGCCAACGTCAAAGTTGCCACTTGACCTGTGAAAGCGATAGTAATATTTGAACCAACGTCACCGGCACCCAAGAGACCACGATCGGTACCACCACCAGCCGTTACGCCCGTCACCGCCAAATTAAAAGCGCTAACGAAATCTACTGGAGTTGAGGCCGCCGGAATTGCTACTGCTTGAGCTGCGCCACCATTAACGCGAACATCAAGAGCAGAAGCGGTATTTTCATCAGGGATAAACTTGAAAGCGGCAAAAGCCGGAACGGTCTCAGCTTGAGCAGCTTCAACCTGAAAACTAATCGTGTTTTGATCAGTTCCATAGTTCCTGGAAGTCAAGTCACCATAAGCAGTTGGGAGAGTACCGGTAGCTTGAGTAGATTGATTTGTTTTATAGATATAAACCCTATTGGCACCATTAACAATACGATCATCATTAGATGGAGCGATCAACATCCTGAATGCATCAACAATAGGACCTTCCTTGTATTTCTCTACCACTTCAGCTAACTGAGCCGGACTGAAGAAATTATCTCTAATATCTTCATCAGCGGTAGGAGCGCCAGCAGCGGCTTCGCCAACAATGCCGACAATACCAGCAGGGGCAACAGGAAATCCACCAGTAAGATTAACGGTGGTCTTACTATATGCACCAGGTTTTCTTAAAGTAGTGCCATTAAAATTAATTGTAATTGCCATGAGAATTCTCCCAACTTATATCTCTATGCATGCCTATAGGACATTTATATTCTATCATATTTATAAGCACATTGTAGCAGCCTGAAAAGGAAGGATTATTCACCAAAAAATGTCTTAAGGCCAGATTCGAATCTTTCTATGGTATCTCTTTCACGAATACCTATACCCTGCATATATATCAATAACTGAGTAAAATGGTGGGGTTTGATTCTAGAATCTTTATCAAGGGCATTAGTAAACCACGCCTTAAAACTAGTAACGGCCTTTTTAGACCCGATAATATTCCGTTTAGGACGGACACGTTTCTTAGGTTTCTTTTCCTTTTTAACGTCCTCTAATGCTTCGCCAGCAGCCTCAACTAGAGCTTCACCTAATTTTTTATCTTCTTTTTTCACTTCTGTAACCTTTTTAGCGGTCTTTTTTCTTTTATACTTTCTTTTTGGCTTTTTCTTAGCAGTCGTCATCTTCTGGTGTCCTCACAGTTGCTACAATGGTATCAACCTGTGGTAATTCGTCATCTTTCCAAGTAACCCGTGTACGAGCACTGAATCGAATCCATCTACTAAAAATGTTTTCCCCCAGGTATTGGTTATTTTTATTAAAATCAGAAGCGGAAAAAGTCGATATATCCATACAACGTCTTTCCATCTCTGGTTTCATCCTTAAAAGAATCCACATAACAATATAATACATCCATAGTACGGTATTTTGATCACCATGTCCATGAATACCAATATCGATGTTTTCTTTAAAGTAAGCTTCACCACGCTTAAATTTATCAGTGGTAATAAATGACGTAATAGTAGCTTTCGATAATTCCGGTTCAGCGCTATCAGAAGTGATTACAATAGTAACCTCTTGGCCAAAAATGTCTTGGATTAAATAATCTTCACCTTTAGCATCTCTTAAAATATGTCCCGGTCGAGCTAAAGTGAGATCAGAAGTACTAGGAACGGTAAGAGTGATATTACCATCATCAAGTTCTTCAGAATCTTCTGGAACAAATGTTTCTACAATTACACGCGCTTCAATTGTTTCTTCGTCAATCCCACCCCAATCTGACATAAAAGCATTGGCAACGTCTTCAGCCGACTGGGATAGATGAACTGAGATCTGGGGTGCCATTTGAGCCTGAAGACCCCACGCTAAAACAATTGGGATATCATTTTCCGATATCCACGTCTTTATCTTTTCAAGTTCTTTATCTCCGTAGACATTCTGAAGATGTTCTTCTTTAAAATATGCAAAAATCTCATCCAATATCTCTTGGTGGGCTCGAATATAGTCCCAACCATATTGGAGGATAGACTGTACTTCAACATCCATGCTATACATCGACATATTGTCATTTTACCAATTCCATCAGTAGAATAAACTATGGAGGTAAGAGTATGAGAAGGTATGTAAATGAAGATGGGATGTATGTCAT